GTGTACTATTTGGTATGAGCGTTCAAAACTCAAGAATGCTTGCGACATTATCAGCAAGCGAGTATACAATCAACTCTGTGGTTTGAACATCAAAGAAGTCAACGTTTCGGTGATCTGATTATGTGTGGTCCTGCATTTGAGTATACTCGGGAAGATTTCCTGAATGATGCTTCCCAGCAAGAATGGGATTCTTGGGAACAGAAAGCAGCAGAACTTGAGCTGCCGTTAGACTATTACCTTGCGGAGTTTGTATAGTTAACTCGTGTGCCAGTCGGGGAACTGGCACAAACCCCCTAGACATTCTCCCCGATCCGTTCTACATTACATTCGTTCACCTGAAACACTCATGAAATTCACCACTCCTGTTGCGATTTCTGATTACTTCTACTTCAACATTGACTTTCGTGATATGATGACCAAGTTGAACGATGAGTGTGAAGAAATCATCGGATTCTCAATTGGTCGTGTATACATTGGGTTCTACGGTAATTCTATTAATTGGGGCATTCTGGACGAGAATGGGTCACTTTGAGAAGTGGCACAAGGGGGGTTGTGAGACCCCCCGATTCGTGCCATACTACGTTTGTTCCTGAGAGACACACAATGTTTGATGAACTCTGGTCCGAAATCCAAGACATGCCTGGTGTCAATGAGTACCTGAACGCTAACTACGATTACTGAACATGTCTGAAGTTCTTTCTCTCACTCAAGACGAGATTCGTGCCCTTCTGGATCTCATTGAGTTCCATGAAGATTGGGATGAAGTGAGTGAAATCGTGGGTGTAAATGTTGCCCAGTTGTATGATAAAGTTGCTGCACTTGTGACCTACTGATGCAATTCCAAATCACCGACATTGAGTTTGATTTTGATGATTATGATGATGAAGCATTAAGTGTAGATGAAGCATACGAAATTGTATGTGAAGTCTATGGTCAAATCTGGGAGGCAGATGATGAAGATGACCTCGTGGAAGAAATCACCACCGCTTATGGTTGGTGCATCAAAAGTCTAAACTATCGCCACATTCTGAAATGAACCGCCAAGAACTTCTGGATGCGTACATTGACCGCATCCTTGATAACATGTCCACCAAAGATTTGATGCGTATTGTTGGTGACCAGATCGAAGAAAATCTTTCTGGGTATAGTGATGAGGAACTGATTGCAGAGGTTGAAGAATACTATCCTGAACTGCTGGAGGAGTGACAGTTGAGGAACTGGCACAAGACCCCTTGTGATCCCTCTGATTCCGTGCCATACTAACAGCATGAAAAACACACACCTCGAACACCCCGAAGATACCATCCTGACGGGTGATCTTTCTGTTCTGGATTGGTTCGTGAATCCTGGCACCATGAGTGTTAAGTTCTTCGTTGGCACCAAATCTGTGTTCAACAAAGTTAAAATCAAGATCAATCATTCTCATGATGAAATCGATCAGAATCATGCAGGGCAGGTTGCAAACATTCTGCACGCTTGTCTTGATTGGTTGCCTCGTGCAGATGGTATCTTTCAAGGCGATTTTATTGGTTTCGGTGGTGATTGTGAGTACACTCCTAATACAATCACTTACCAATTCCCTGAGGTGATTCAGGAGCAAATCATCATCGCTCCGCATACCTTCTACACTGCAGATTCTGATCTGCGTGATGCTATCGCTCACCCGCTTGAGGGTGATCTGATCAGCACCGATTCGTGCCTGTTTGTGAAACCCAACACGTACATTCTTTACAATCAAGAATCGTTTGCTGATGTAAAGGAAGTTTGTGACTTTGCCCGTCAAATGTCAACTGCCTGTGAGTTTGTAACTGATAAGGAAGCGGCAAAGATCAAACAGCAGATCAACGCCTGCATTCGTGCTGGTGATGGGATCAACCCCGACGACTTCGATTGTGATGCTAACCTGCTGCGTCTGTGGGCATTGGTGAAGTCGATCAAAGATGACTGCCTCTATCTCTGCCGCAATGGTGGTCCTGCAGCATACCTCTACGGCAACAGAATCGATGCTGAGGGTTATGTGATGACCAACCAGTTCGGTATGTTTAAGTTGGTCAATCGTGAGGTCTTTTCTAACGCTAACTTCAACAACGGACGCTTTCAGTGTGCCAGTTGAGGAACTGGCACACACCCTATTGATCTGACCCCTGTGGGGTGCCATACTATGTTCATCGGGGGGAGAGACGCCCCCCACCGCCTTCAAACCATGATCAAACAAACTCTCACTAAGTCTGTTGTGGTTAAAGTTAACGGATCCTGGAAAAAAACCTGCCAGGATGTTGTCGCTCCGATCAATTCCTGGAAGCGTATCAACGAAGCAATCGATGCTATCTTAGATCAATCCATCGAAGATTATGGCATCCTTCACAAACCTTTTGCCCCCGTCATTCTGTGACCTTGGGGAAAGCAATCTTAGCGGTTGCCCTGGTGACAATATTCTGGCACCCCCTGCAACCGCTCCGCCATGTGACAGCTGACGCACTGGCACTCACCGCCGACATCATCAGGGACTGACCCTGTAGACTGATTCCATCAACCGAACCGAAACGATGCAACGCCTGGACGTGATCTGCCCCTCCGCTCCCTGGGAGAACACCACCACCGATGAGGATCGTGCCTGGGATCTGTGCCTCTCCCTCTCTGAAGAGTACGGGTACGCCCAGGTCCGCCAGAATGGCATGATCATCGGAGACTACACTGACGGGATGTGACAGTCCCCGAAGTGTCACATGGGGAGTTGATTCCACCCCCCATCCGTTCTACTATTCTCTCAAGTCAACCAACCGACCCCAACCATGCGTAAGATCGAACGTCTGATGAATGCCGCTATCACCGCTGGCAAAGATTTCAAACTGGCAAACACTGAAGTCATCTCATGTTCTAACGTTACTGATGTCTTTCTGCACGGCAATCTGATCGCCCGAATTGGTGAGACTTGGATTGAACTTTTCGATGGTGGACATCAAACCAACACCACCAAATCCCGTCTGAATGCTATTCTTTCTGCACACGGAATTGGTGACGAACGTGTATTTCAAAAGAACTTTGATTGGTTCTTTTCTTCCTCTCAGTTCGGCACAATTCCTTTCTTTTCTGGAATGCGTCTGAACTGAACTTTCTGTCCACCCCTTTCTTTTCACAAATGCTCCGCCTCCTAAACTACACTCTCCACCCCTTCAATCGTAAGGTCGTTATCTTTAAGGTTCTGACCCCTAAGTTTTAATCCCCCAGGAATGGCAGCGCCTTTAAAGACTGCCACCCGTACACTTTCCTTTTTTATCATGACTCAATCCCTGGCAATCTCTCTCCTGAAGAAAGGTAACAATGGAGAGCAAATCCTGCGGATTCTTGAATCAATTGCCCAAGATGAACAGGCGGGCACTGTAACCGATCTGCAGGGGAACCCCATCATCTGGTGACACTCTGACAGGTGGCACACCCCTCACCGATTCGGCGGGGGGTTGCCTGTAGAATTCTTTCAGATCAAACGACCTGACCCCATGCCTCTGACCTACGCCATGCTCGATCGCCGTACCATGAGCGCCCGTGATGCCCGTGCTGCCATCACCGACCTGGCAGACGTGTTCTCCTGGGAGACGATCGCCCGTGAAATGATCTCCCAGATGAGCGGGGACGATGCCCGGGAATTTCTGGAGGACTTCCTGCTCTCCTATGCCGATTGAGGCGCTGTCACACAGGGGGCACCCTGCCCCCTTCCTGACCCTGTAGAATTCTCTCAACAGCAACCCACCCGATGCGCCTCTCCCCCGCCACCCGCCTTGCCGACCGCCAGACCGAATGGGTCGCCTACCGCAACGACGGCACCAACTTTAACCGCCTAACCCCTCCCATGGGTCACCCCGCCGCCGTGTGGTCTGCCCAGTTTGAGGATACCTTCCGTGCCGATGTGACCCCGTGCCCCGTCAGCGGGTGGGTCACACAGCAGGGGTGACGCCCTCATGCGTTCGTGCAGCAGCAGCGCCCCCGCCGCCCCCGTTCGGGCGGGGCGCCGCCGTATAAAAACGATGGGTCCCTGTAACCTACAAAGTGTTACGAAAGCGATCTAAATGTTCCGCCCAACTTAAAAATTTTTTTCCCATATATAAGATTAAAAATAAGTTTCATAGTATGAGAAAAAATTCCGGAGATAAATTTGTGCCCGTACAGGTTGATCCAATTACGGGGGAGTACTTTATAACGATACCTGAAGAGATGATCAATGAACTCGAATGGTATGAAGATACGGAAGTACGGATTGCCCTAGATGGGAATGAGGTAATCATCACAGAACGAACGAATTGACATCTCATACATAATAAGGTATGATACTGAAGTAAACGCATTCTATTATGGCTAAAGGATTTACTGTAAAAGCAAAAGCCCCGCAGACGACTGAACAAGAGTGGGACTACGATAAAGCCAGAGAGTTAGTGAGAGGTAAAACCATTGTGTTCTGTCTCCCTGGACGTGGAGTTTCTTACACCTACTTAAAGAGCTTCGTACAGATGTGCTTTGATCTGGTGCAAGCTGGTGCTAGCATCCAAATTTCGCAAGATTATTCCTCGATGGTTAATTTTGCACGTTGTAAGTGTCTTGGTGCTAACGTGCTCCGTGGACCTGATCAAGTGCCCTGGGATGGAAAACTGCCTTATGATTGGCAACTTTGGATTGATAGTGATATTGTTTTCAATACTGATAAGTTCTGGCAACTTGTCCTGATGGAAAAAGATATTGCTGCTGGATGGTATGCAACGGAAGATGGAGTGACCACATCTGTTGCTCACTGGTTAGAAGAGGATGATTTCCGTAGCAATGGTGGTGTAATGAATCACGAAACTACTGAAAGTATTTCCAAGCGTCGTAAACCATTTACTGTAGACTACACTGGATTTGGTTGGCTTCTAATCAAGAAAGGTGTCTTCGAGCATTCCGAAATGAAGTATCCTTGGTTTGCACCAAAGATGCAAGTCTTTGAGAGTGGCGAAGTTCAAGATATGTGTGGCGAAGATGTTTCATTCTGCCTTGATGCAAAAGAAGCAGGTTTCGAAATCTGGTGCGATCCTCGCATTCGTGTTGGACATGAAAAAACAAGAATCATCTGATACAAGATACAACATACTCTGTAATGGGCGTAAGATTTATTCCCATCTCACAGAGGAAGAATACTTCGATATTATGGAGGATCTGTCGATTCAGTATTATCAGACAGGTTCTCCAAGTCCTGGAGAAATTGAAACTGAAATTATTGGAAAACACTGGAGTCTTATAAACAATGGCAAAGTCAAAGGTTGGTCTGAATAAAAGTTCTTATATTCCTGGTCCGCCGAAAAAGTCTCGACAAGGAGACGGAGGTGGTACAAAATATGCCGCTACCTCGCGTAACTCGGCTCGTAAGAAATATAGAGGGCAAGGAAAATAATTTATGAAAGACCTTGAAGATTGGATTAAACACATTCAAACGTCACATCCAGATCTAAAAGGTCATTCAATTTGTCCATTCGCAAAGGCAAATACTTATAAAATCGTAAGTTGCTCGATAGACGACATCAAACCTCTCGATGAAGAGTTTGGTGTCGTTATTTTTGTGGTTGAAGATGACTTAGATATTGATTATGGGTATCAAAAGATTGAAGAATTAAATCAAAAGTATGCAAAATACAAATTTTTTGATGATTTTCGTGATGAGGATAGTTTTATCAGTGGCGTTCAGACGAATAATGCCAAGTATAACTTAGTTTTGTACCAAAATTCTCAATTTTTAACCAAAATGAGACTAATTTTGGCAAAGACTAGTTATTATGACCTGTGGGATGATGAATATTTGAAGAAAATTTTAGAAAAAGACTATGAACTGGTGCAAAAGATAAGAAATAAATAGATTTTTTAATTAAAAACTGAGTTGGAACATTTTTCAATGGGCAAACACCTGCTCTTAGAGGTGTATGATGTGGATTTTGCACTTTTAAACGATGCGATATCACTCCAGGCAGCGATGGAGAGTGGTATTAAACGTGCAAAGATGACAATTCTTAACATTTTTGCCCATTGTTTTGTTCCACAGGGGTGCACAGTTGTTATTGCACTCTCGGAAAGTCATGTTTCTTGTCATACTTGGCCAGAAAATGGGTGTTTGGCAATCGATGTATATACTTGTGGGGAAGGAAACCCTCGACTCATTGCCTTAGAAATGCTAAAATATCTCAATTCTGATAACTATCGTCTTAGAGAAGTTGATCGGTAGTTAAATACTTAAGGAGATAGCAACCTCCTTCATAAAAGTTCTGTTTTATTCATTAAAACAGGAGCTAAAATGTCAAATCTACCTATAGATAGAGATTCAAATTACATGAGAGAGATGTGGGGAACCACAAAATTGATCACTGATTATGATTCGGCACCACCAAAAAGAATCATTCAGGAAGTCATGCACGATTCTGCACCAAAGCATGATTTAAAGAAACAAACTGATCTGCATGAAAAAATTCGTAATGATGAAGACTATGATGATTGGACCTATGGAACAGAACCAACATACGGATCTCCATGGAAATGATCCTAAATAAATGAAGAAAATCTTAGTCTCCGATGGCAGTAGAGAGAATATCGAGAACATTTAAGGATATTAGTTTATCCTTTGAGCCTCATCCTGTCACCAAAGATTTACAGATCTTGAAGAATGAATCTGCAATAAAGCGTTCTGTGAGAAATATTATTGAAACAATACCTTCCGAAAAGTTCTTTAATCCAAATTTTGGTTCAAGAGTCAACGAATTGCTTTTTGATTTTGTTGACGTTGGTTCTGCATTGCTAATTGAAGAAGAAATTAAGACGGCATTGAAAACATATGAGGAAAGAATTGAGAATGTAAAAGTATATGTGACTCCTTCACCTAATGAAAATACTTTTGAAATAGCAATTCAATACGATATTATTGGGCAAGATTTTCCACAGCAACAATTTAGATTCATCTTAGAAAGCACAAGGTAAAATGCCTTTTACACAATTCACCAATCTAGATTATGAGGACATAAAGAGATCCATTAAAGATTATATTAGGGCAAATTCAAATTTCACTGATTTTGATTTTGATGGATCTAATCTTTCTGTACTGATTGATATTCTTGCGTATAACACATACGTAACTGCTTTTAATTCTAATATGATTGTGAATGAATCCTTCTTGGATTCTGCAACTCTCAGAGAGAATGTGGTTGCGCTTGCGAGAAACATTGGGTACGTACCTCGCTCCAGGACTGCTTCTAAGGCAATTGTTTCATTTCAGGTACAAACTAGTAGCACATCCCCGACATGCACCTTAGAGGCGGGCTTGGTGTGTGTAGGAAGCATCAATGATACGACGTATCTATTTTCGATTCCAGAATCAATAACAACGACCATTAACAATGGAGTTGCGACTTTCCAAGACATCACAATCTATCAAGGATCATACTTAGTCAATCAATTCCTTGTAGATGGATCTTTGGATCAAAAATTTGTATTAGATAATGCATATATTGACACATCAACAATTACAGTTTATGTAAAATCTGTTGCGGATTTAGGAAAAGGTAGAGAATATTCTTTAACATCAAGTATCTTAAATATCAATTCAACATCTGAGACTTATCTAATTCAAGAGATTAAGGACGAAAGATATCAACTATTGTTTGGAGATGGTATCTTCGGCAAAAAACCAGAAAACAATGCCGTAATTAGCGCATCATATATTGTTACAGATGGTGCAGATGGTAATGGTGCCAGAAGTTTTGATTTTTCTGGAAGACTTCTTGGATCATCAAATGAAGTGATTTTGCCATCTGCTTCAATAAATGTTACAACCACACAACCTTCGATTAATGGTGGTGATATTGAGAGTGTAGACTCTATTAAATATTTTGCACCTAGACTATACTCTTCAAATTATCGTGCCGTAACTGCTAGAGATTATGAATCGATTGTTCGTGAAATATATCCAAACACAGAATCAGTTTCTATTGTTGGTGGAGAGGAGTTAGATCCACCCCAATATGGAAATGTAATTATTAGTATTAAACCAAAAAATGGAGACTTTATCTCCGACTTTGATAAGAGGCAGATTCTTTCGAAGTTAAAGAACTATAGTTTGTCTGGAATCAATCAATCTATTGTAGATCTCCAGGTACTCTTTGTTGAGATTGATTCTTATGTTTATTATAATCCATCAAAAGTATCGAGTATTGATAATTTAAAGTCAAATATTCTAAATTCGATTACTCTTTATTCACAATCATCTGATGTGAATAAGTTTGGTGGTAGATTCAGATATAGTAAAGTCGTAAAACTCATTGACACTGTAGATGAAGCAATAACTTCAAACATTACAAAAGTCAAAATGAGAAGAAACTTGAGAGCATCCGTTAATCAGTATGCTCAATATGAATTATGTTTCGGCAATCAATTCCATATTGATCCAAAAGGATACAATATTAAAAGCACTGGATTTACAATCATAGGATCTTCAGATATTGTTTACCTTACCGATATTCCCAATAAAGATGCAACTGGTAATTTAGATGGCAGTGGAAAGGGAGTTATTTCGATCGTTAAAGAATCTGATGATGTTGGATCACCTGTAGTTGTAGTAAAATCTGCAGGATCTGTTGATTACATAAAAGGAGAAATTCTATTAAACACGTTGAATATTTCTTCTACAATTGAAGCAAATAATATAGTCGAAGTTCAGGCGTATCCAGAGTCTAATGATGTTATTGGATTGAAAGACCTATATCTGAGTTTTAACATCGATAATTCCACCATAAATATGGTTAAGGATACAATCACATCTGGTGAACAAATATCTGGTGTTGGATTTAAGGTAACATCAAGCTATTCAAACGGAGATCTAAAGAGGGGATAAAATGATAAAAACGGGATTTGAAACGAGAGTAAAAATTCACCAAATTGTAGAAAATCAACTTCCAGAATTTATTCTTTCAGAATCTCCAAAAGCTGCTGATTTTTTAAAGCAATATTATATTTCTCAGGAAATTCCTGGAGGTTCAATTGATATTGTCGAGAATTTAGATCAATATTTAAAACTTGATAACTTAACTCCAGAAGTAGTTAGTGGTGAAACTACACTAGAATCTGATATAACAAGCGAATCTGATGTAATTTCGGTAGAAAGTACAAAAGGATTTCCGTTAAATTGGGGTCTATTAAAAATTGATGATGAAATTATCACATATTCTGGAATTACAACAAATACATTCACTGGTTGTGTTCGTGGTTTTAGTGGTATCACAACATATTATGAAGAACTAGAAAGAAATGACTTAGTTTTTTCCACTTCAGAAGCTGCTTCTCATGAAGATGGATCTAGTGTAAAAAATCTCAGTGCTTTATTCTTACAAGAATTTTATAAAAAGGTAAAATATTCTCTTACTCCTGGATTAGAAGAATTAACATTTGTCCAAAATCTAGACGTAAGTAACTTCATAAAAGAAGCTAGATCTTTCTATGCGTCTAAAGGTACAAAAGAGTCGTTTAGAATACTTTTTAATATTTTATATGGAGTAACTCCAAGAATTGTAGACTTAGAAAAATATTTAATCAAACCATCATCTGCAGAGTACATTAGAAGAGAAACTCTTCTTGTGCAAAGAATTTCTGGAGATCCACTAAAACTAGTTGGTCAAACCATCAGAAAGTCAACTGATTCAGCAACAAAAGCATCTGTCTCTGAAGTTGAAATTATATCAAAAAATAATCTAGTATATTATAAACTTTCATTATTTGTAGGATTTAGTGAAAATGCTCTTATTGAAGGAACATTTAATGTTCCAGGAAAAACTAAAGTAATTGGAAATATTACTGCAGGGGCAAAAGTTATTAGTGTGGATTCAACTGTTGAGTTTCCAAAATCAGGAACAGTATTCTGTTCTGGAAATACGATAACCTACACTGATAAAACAATTAATCAATTTTTGGGATGTAGTGGGATAACTTCTGCAATATCACCAGCATCAGATATTAGATTTGATGAGGTTATGTATGGATATGAAGATGGCGATCTAACAAAAAAAGTAGAAGTAAGAATTACTGGCGTTTTATCAAAATTTGTTCCAGTATCCGATATCTCATTTACTGATGAAGGAGAAATAATATACGTCAAAAACCTGGGAGAAATAATAAAAAATCCCGATCAATTTAAAACTAAGAAACAAATTTTTTCTAATACCTGGATATACAATACTTCCGTTAGATATCAAGTAAAAGGAATATCTGGTAGCACATTTTTACTCTATTCGGATATAGATAAATCTTCTCTCAAAGTTGGAGATACAATTGAAATTCTAAGAAGAAATACACAAATCGTTGAATATGCTGGAGCAATTGTATCTAACATTAATAAATCAACGAAAGAAATTCTTTTAAATAATCTATCTGGATTTAATGTTGATCCACTTAAAGAGTATGACATCCGTAGAAATTTAAATAAAGCAACAAGTTCTGGAGCACAAATTGAATATGGAAATAATGTAATCACATCCGATGTTCAAAATGTTTATAATGAAAATGATGAATACATGTATGTTGCTTCAAATTCTCTACCATCATATCCAATTACAACTAATTTATCATCAATTTCTCTAGGTGAAGCAAATGGTAATAGAATCCAAGAATATGATCCATCATCACTAAAATATTCTGTATTATCATTCCAGTCTAGTGTTCCATTCATAACTGGTGATGAAGTATACTATAAACCAGAAAATCAATCTATTCCTGGATTGGATGAAGGTCTTTATTACGTTAGAGTTTTAACAGAATCAAATAAGATTAAACTTTATACCTCAAGGTCTTTCATTCCATCAGATGATTATATTGAATTTGGAACTTTAGATCCAGGAACAGGAAATCATACTTTTACACTATCTTTCCAAAATAATCTAAAAATAGGACCACAAAAGAGTCTTAAAAAATTCCCATTATTCCCAGACATTCAACGTTCTAATAGGACAAAAACGGAAGCTGAAACAGTCGGCATAATGATAAATGGCGTAGAAATAAATTCATATAAGTCGAACGACCGAATTTATTTTGGACCTTTAGAGTCTATAAACATATTAAATACTGGTTTAAATTATGATGTAATTAATCCACCACTTATTGAAGTTTCATCTCCAGGAATTGGAACTACCGCACTTATTCAACCTGTCGTTACTGGATCAGTAAAAGAAGTATTTGTGGATCCACAAGATTTTGATATTGACGATGCAGTATCAGTAACCATTACTGGTGGAAATGGATCTGGATGTATATTGAAACCAATAACATCAAAAAGATATAGAGAATTAGATTTTAGTGCTTTGCCATCATCTCAGGGTGGTGGATTAGATGTTATATTGGATGATTTAAGTTTTATAAAAGACCACAATATTAAAAATGGACAAGCATTAGTTTATGATAAAAATGGAAGCCCACCAGTAAGCATCGGAACATTTGCTGGATCAAATGATACTACTGGTATCAAGACTGAATATCTAGAAAATGGTTCAGTATATTTTGCACAAGTAACTGGTCCAAAAACTGTAAGACTTTATAGAACAGAAAAAGATTTTAATTCTGGAATTAACACAATTGGATTTACAACTGCAAGTAATATTGGGTTCCAAAAATTTAGATTATTGGAGTCTGCAAATAATGTAACTCGTATTGATGTATTATCTTCTGGAGAAGGATATTCCAATAGAAAATTAAGAGTTTTCCCATCTGGTATTTCTACTAGTGACAATACGATTAATTTCGTAAATCATGGATTTAATGATGGTGAGACAATAGTATATTCTACAAATGTTGGACTTGGTTCAACTCTCCCAACAATCATTTCTGGATTATCCACAGCAAAACAATATCAGGTTATCAAACTATCTGATAATAAATTTAGACTTGCAGATGCTGGAATTGGTGGAACAATAACTTCAAATTACGAAAGGAAGAATTATATTAAATTTCAATCAAAAGGAACTGGATATCAAGTTTTCCAATATCCACCGATCAGTATTAGTGTTAATGTAAAATATCGTGATGGTATATCTGGCATCATAACTGCAACACCCATTATTCGTGGAGTCATAAATGACATATATCTATATGAAAAAGGAACTAATTATGGGTCCAATATTTTAAATTTACATAAAAAACCACTAATTACAATAAAGACTGGAAAAGATGCTCAGTTAAAACCTTATATTAAAAATGGAAAAATAGATTCCGTACAGGTTTTAAGTGGTGGCAGAGAATATTATTCTACACCAGATCTTGTTGTTAGTGGCGAAGGAACGGGAGCAAAATTAAGAGCAATAATTGTCAATAATGCAATTACTGAAGTCAGAGTAATAAATCCTGGTGTAAATTATCTTCAAGATACAACTAGCATAACAGTAAAATCAGCTGGATCTGAAGTTTCTTTAGATCCAAATGTTAGAAGTTTAAGAGTTAATACTTTTTCTAGATATGGATCTGATATTTTAAAAAGATCAATAACTAATTTGAAATATTGTATAGTTGGATACTCTACAAATATAGGATCTCAATATTTTGGTGATACTGGATCCAATCACTCACCTATAATTGGTTGGGCATTAGATGGAAATCCAATTTACGGACCATATGGATATGATAACCCTCAAGTTAATGATTCTTCCGTTAGATTATTAAATTCTAGTTATGTATTAAATACTAATTCAATAACTAATAGACCTTCTGGATTCTCTGCAGGATTCTTTATTGAAGATTATGTCTATAATGAATCTGGGGATTTAGACGAATCAAATGGAAGATTTTGTAAGACACCAGAATTTCCATTAGGAACATATGCATATTTTACAACTTTAAAAGTAAATCAAACAACAAATACAATTGAACCGGTATTTCCTTATTTTCTTGGGGATTCTTTTAGATCGAATTTGCTAGATGAAACTTATATTATCAATCAAGATTACAATTTTAAAGGAACTGAAATAATCAGAAATACTCTACCGTACAATACATCCAATCAATATTCTGGTAGTGATTTTATAGTTGAATCAAACGAAATTATTAACCAAACATCAGTTGTAGAGTCTGTTTTAAGAGGTTCTGTTGATAGGTTAGATATTATCTCTGCAGGTGATAATTACAAAATTGGGGACTCTGCAATTTTTAATAATGAAGATACTAGTGGATCTGGAGCTTCAGCACAGGTTTCCCTAATAAAAGGAAAGGAAATAACCAATATAACAACTAATACATTAAAATATCAAAATGTCATTCTTATTTGGAAAAGTGAAAATGAAGTTCAAGGTTATATTTCAACAACACATACTTTCAACCAATCTGATAATGTTTATTTGAGTGGGATAAGTACATCATTAAAAAATGTTCTCGGTAAAAATTACAAAGTAGGAATTACAACATCACAAACATTTTTATATAAAGCAATTCCATCAACTTCTATTGTTGGAGTTATTACAGACATTTATGTCTCCAGTATTCCAGAAAACATGAATGTTGGTGATGTGGTAAAAGTCAGTGGAACCGAGACTATGACGATCCTTAATAGATTTGATGATCGTAAAATATTAAGGGTTACTAGAAATAATTCTGGATTTGCACATACATTATCAGCAAAAGTTGAACTTGTTCCAACTTATTTCTCATTACCGATATCGACTCCAAAATTTGAATCAAAAGTAAATGATATTGTTTATTTTAATCCAGTTGAATCTGTAGGTGTTGGCACTTCTGTTGGATTCAGCACATCTGTTACGTATACTATTGGAATTGGTGAACTAACTGGAACTACATCAATTCCAATTCAGAGTATTAGACTCCCAAATCATCCGTTCCAGACAAATCAAAAAGTTTTAATTAAAAAACCACCAGGAGAGGGATCTTTATTTGTACAAAAAACTCCTAATGATAGTCCAACACCAATCCTAAGTTCTGGAGATTGGGAACCATTCTATGTTGTAAAACAATCTGATGATCATATTGGTATTGTAACGCAAGTTGGATTGACTACAACAACAAAAGGACTATTTTTTGCTAATTTTGGAACAAATAGTTTTGGATATGCAGTTAGATCAGATTTTACTCAAGTAACGTCTGATGTAAATCGTGTTACAACGTTAGTTTCTCTTTCAACTAGCCATGGATTAACGAATGGAGACATTATCAATCTTGATGTTAAATCAAATCAAGCAGTTGGTGTTGGAACATCAACTTCAGTTAGACTTAGATATGATACCATAGGTCAAAGGATTCTTGTAAATCGAATTACGTTTAGTTCTTCTGGAATCAATACAATAAAAGATACTATTACAATCAATCGTCATGGATTTACGAATGGTGATAAAGTATATTATCGACCTGTTACTACGGTAGCATCTGGATTGCAAACTGGAGATTACTACATTTATGTTTTAGATGAAAATACTTTTAATTTTACAGAAACTTTATATGATAATAAAATATATCCACCATCTATCGTAAATATAAATTCTGTTGGTGGAGCATCACATACTATAGCATTAGTAAATCCACAATTAAATATTGTAAGAAATAATGACATTGTATTTGATGTTTCAGATTCGACTCTGGATGGATATGGATTAAAATTCTATTATGATTCAGCATTTAAGAATGAATTTATATCCGTTGGAAATACTGCTAATTTTGTGGTTTCTGGTGTTGGAACTGTAGGGGTTAGTGGCGATGCAAAAATAACTTTAAGATATGACACTGGGATGCCTCAGGTATTTTTCTATGCTTTAGAAAAATCTGGATTTATATCAACATCTGATTTAGATGTTACCAATGCGTCTAAAATAAATTATATCGATAGTTTGTATAATGGAAGATATTCTGTATTTGATGTTGCGGGAAATAATTTTAAAATATCGTTAACAAAAATTCCAGAATCAACTTCATATACTAGTACCCAATGTGAAAGTTGCACTTATACAACTTTCTCTAAAACCGCCAATGGTCCGATTGCAAGACTATCTTTAACTTCTAGTGGAGTTAGTTATAAAAAACTGCCAGTTATCAATGGATTTAATTCAGTAAATGGAACTGGAGCTCAAATATATACGGCGTCAAATACCATAGGAAAAATTGATCAAGTAAGAGTTATTGATCCTGGATTTGAATATCCATCTGATGTAACTTTACGCCCTCAAGCACTTGTACCCTCAACATTCTTTGTACTTGATACAAATATTGTAAAATCAATAGACATAACATATGGAGGTAGATATTACCAATCAGCACCAGATCTTGTATTAGCAAATTCTGATGGTATTGCGATAGATAATGGAATTATTACACCAACTATAGGTGGATCTGGCATAGGAAAAATTAATATCATTGAAGCGCCAAATGGTTTAAATTCTTCAAAGCATACTCTTTTTGCTACTAATAATACTAATAGTTTTACTATCAGTAAAGTAGTTTATGATAGACCAACTGGAATAGTAACTTGTACTATTCAAACACCAATTGCAGGATATGCTCAAAATGTTGTAAATGTTGGTGATAAAATTTTTGTAGAGGGTGTTGAGAAATATGAGACTAGTGGTAATGGTTTTAATGCTATTGACAATAAATTTAAATTCTATGATATTACAGCATATAGAAATACAAACCCAGCAGAATTAGAATTTAATTTAACTGGAATTACAACAAATGCTGGAATAGCCGTAACAACTCCTACTTTTGCTTCTTTCGTTAGATACGAAGATTATCCTAGATTTGATGTTGTTACTGGAGCAACAAAATTTAGTATTGGTGAAAAGATACTTGTATTTGTTAATAACGAATATATTGAAACTGATTTGGTGATCACAGAAGATAGAACTACATTTATTAAAGCTGTTGGAAGATATGAATTAGAAATTGGCGATCTAATTATTGGATCATTTAGTGGAACAAGGGCAAAAGTTGATAGTTTTATCAATAACAACGCTAGATTTGAAATTAATTATTCTGCAAGGCAAGATCTTGGGTGGTTAGATAATGTCGGCAAATTAAATGAAGATTATCAGGTTTTACCGGATAATGATTATTATCAGTCTTTATCATATACAATTAAGAGTCCAATAGAATTTGAAAAATTAATTAATCCAGTTAATTCACTATTACACACAGTTGGATTGAAAAATTTCTCAGATACTGAAGTAAAGTCTGTTTCTGGTGCTGGAGTTACTGTAACACCAGTTGAATCTATTACTACTTTTGACTTCATTAATGAAGATCGCGTTGATACAATTTATGGATTTGATTTGGCTGTTGATAACAATGTTGTACAATCAAGGTCAAAGGATATAAAACTTAGAAATAGAAAATTATCTGGTTATATCGAATGTAGGACAAATAATGTTTTAAAAATTGATGATATAAGTTCACTATTTTCAAATTCAAGATCATCATTAAATCCTTATGTAGAAACTATCTTTGAAGACTCTTTCGCCAGATTTTTGATTCAAATTATTGATCCAGCAACTACCGATATTCAAGCAACAGAAGTAATAGTTGTTGGGGGGCGTCCATCTGATTTAGTAACATTTGAAAAATCATCAATATTTACAACAACTAATCAACCAGTTGATATTGAAGGTAATGTAAACGAATATGGGGACAAAACTCTTAGATTCTATCCAGCGAACACAACAGATATTGATTATGATATCAAAATTCTAAAAACTTATTTTAATGCAGATACTGCTGGTATTGGAACAATTAATGTTGGGTTTATTGATCTAGCAGGATCTGTTGATGTTGCTACCATTGGAATAACAACACAAATAATATCTACACAATCAAATAAACTAGAATCGATGTACGTAACTGCTGAAGTTTATGATAAAAACAATCAGCAAATTAAAAATATTGTCGAACTTTATATAACTCATGATGGAACAAATACATATCAATCAGATTATTTCTTTGACACTATTGCAATAGACAATAATTCATACACTCCAATTGGAACATTTACAGCATCTTTAAGTGGAGGAATTTTTGCATTAAATTATCAAAATGCGTCTTATAATGGTGAAGTTGTTGTAAGAAGCAGAGTAGTTGGATTTGGAACTACAGCAGTAGGTGTTGGAACTTATAGATCTATTCTAAATGGTCAAATTGAAGGAACTGAAAGATCATTCAAATTTGAATCTGATTATGTAAAAGTATCTGCGGCAAGTACCTCAATATTTAAATTTGATAAGACAGAAGTATCAACAATAAAATCTTTGGTAAGAGTATCCTATGGAAATACTAGTGCCCTACATCAGGTATTAGTAGCAAATAACAATGGAAATGCTGTAATAACTCAATATCCATTTGTCTCTATTGGTTCTACTTCTGGCATTGGAACTTTTGGTATTGATTATTCAACATCACCTGCTCAATTAAGATTCTATAGAGATCCTGGCATTACCGCATCATTACAAATAAGCTCTTTTAATGAAGTAATTTACACCGAAAGTGATTTTTCAAATAATTATCCACCTATAGAATATGGTAAATTGAGAGAAACTATGGAACTGCTTTCTTATAATGCAGTTAATGGTTCGAGATCAAATAAGACATCATTTAAATTAACATCTGATGGTGTACCTATCTTCAGTAAAAAGTTTTCACCATCTAGCTCAATATTCTTAAATCCAGTAACTGGAGTATTTACAATTGAAAAACATTTCTTCAATACTGGAGAAAAATTAATTTATACTCCAGGTTCTACATTCATAGGAATTGGATCAACTGCGGTTGGCATTAATACGTCAATAACTCAAGCTGGATTTAGCACTGACATTTTACCATCTGAAGTATATGCGATTAGAATTGATGAGGATAGATTCAGATTATCAACAAGAAAGTCCGATGCACTGGCCGGAATTTATGTGACTTTTACAAGTCTTGGATCTGGAAATGCTCATGAACTTCAAATGAGCACAAAACTTGAAAAAACTCTTATAACAATTGATGGTGTTGTTCAATATCCATTAGCATATACTCCAGTAAATACTCCACTACAAGCTGGAATTGGAGAGTCAACCTCTGTACTTTCTCTTGGAACTATCAGAGATTTTATTCCAGATGCGACAATAAAAGTTGATGATGAGATTATGAGAATCATCAACGTAGGATTTGCAACTACTTCTGGTGCTCAAATTACTGGTTTTGGTACTTTTACAAATATAGAAGTAACAAGGGGGTATCTTGGATCAATTGGAACTTCTCATGGAATCGGAAGTACTGTTAGAGTTTATAGTGGGACTTACAATATAGATTCTGGAAGTATTATTTACTTTACATCTGCACCTACAGGAAAGGGAACACTTGAAAAAAATTCGAATAATGTTCCATATCCAAGAGCTGTATTTGGTGGAAGAGTTTATTTAAGGAAAGATTATTCCAATAATAGAATATTTGATGATATTTCAACATCTTTGAGTGGTGTAGGCAGAACTTATACAGCAACTGTTTCTGGACTTAATACAACTGGAATTCAAACCGGAAGTGCATTCTTATTCCTGAATGGAATATTCCAGACTCCAACAACAGCTAATAATCCAGATAATGTATACACATTTAAACAATTTGATTTGCCAGTATCAAACATTCCAAATCCAGAATTACTTCCATATGATAATATAGTTCAAGACTATAGCCAATATGCAGTTGGATACGCACAATCATCCTATATTGTTGGAACAGTTGGAATAAGTAGTATTATTTTCTCTGGCATTACATCTTCAAATGGTCAAAATATTATTTCAACAGATGATGTAAATCAAAATCAACTTCCCAGAGGTGGAGTCATAATTTCATTTGGATCTACACAAGGACTTGGATTTGCACCTCTTTATCCAGCTCAAATTGGAATTGTTACAAATGCTTCTGGTGGAATATCAACTATAGTTGCTATTGGCACATACTCTGCACCAACAAAAGTTCTTGGTATTGTCACTGGATCTTATGACAATACTACTGGTATTGCAACATTTATATTAAATGGGGCACATAATCTCAGAGTTGGAGATCCACTTGGTCTTTCTGGTCTAAGATTCTCATGTAATTCCTGGACTGGAATTTCAACATTTAATGTAACTGGATTAGTTTATAATAGAACTGCTGGGATTGCAACAATCACAGTTAATGGAAATCATAATTTAAGAGCAGGAAAATATGTAAGATTGGCAAATATAATTCTTTCATGCCCTGGCAATCCAATAGGATATTCAACAACTAGATTCCCATATCCCGCAGGTATTGGAACTCTAGGTAATGCATACCCACAAAGTAGTAAGAATACTCTTGAAGGTACTTATGATGTTTATAGAGTCATTGCTGGGACAGCTGGAACCACTATTGTTCTAAATGTTGGAGTTTCAACGGTAAATCATGTATATGTATCTGGAGGAACTGCAACAGTTGGGGTAACAACAAATATTTTCCCATATCCAGGAGCAGGTCCAGAAGGCGGTATTTTCAGATCTTTAGTTGGAACAGGTGGCAGTACAATTGTAGTTAATGGTGGAATTTCAACAATTGCACATACTTATACTGGTCTTGGATCATGTTCTGTAGGAATTGAATGGAAAGATTATAATTATGGTTCTGGATATTATGGTGGACCCGTTTCCATTGCAATTACATCACCAACCGGAAATTCTGGCGTTATTAATGCTGTTGTAGGAGCTGGTGGAACACTTATATTCTCAATCGCTAATGCTGGAACTGGATATGCTGCTACAACCACAAATATCAATATTAGAGAACCATCTTATGAAAATCTACCAATTGTTGGAGTATCCAGAGTTGGTCTTGGATCAACAACAGATAGTGGATTAAATACACTATTAACACTCAAAGTTGGTTCAAATGATAATATTGCATATGATGGTGTATTTTATGATGCTGCTAATTTAATTGAAAGCAACATACAACTAATTGCGGAAGTTGCTGTAGGAAGAATGTTAGCATTCTACCCTGGATTCTCAGTTCCTAATGGCAATGCAGAGTGTGTCGATGACATTAAATCCGTTTTACAAACAATTACACACAATTTAAGATTTGGTGGAAATGATAAAGTTTGGGACGCAGCTAATTTATATAAAACAAATCCAGCACTCCTATATGGAGAAGAGCAACAATCAATATATGCATTCAATCAAGCTAGAGATATGGCTATTCAAGCCATGCGAAATGAGGCTATAAACAGAGGTGGTTATACAAATGAGATACAAATATTTGACTTTACAGTAATTGGTGATATTTCTGGAGTGCCTGGGGTCTATTCACCATCTGATTGTGCTAACGTTGCTTCAGCAATAGGATCTTTTGTTGGGATCATTACAACCACAATCGCAACTGGTATAATTCCAGCATCAAAAACAGTTGCACCTGGATCACTATTCCAAGTAACTGAGTTTGATATTTCTAGACCTGGATATGCATTTAGAGTTGGTGATGTATTTAAACCAGTTGGTCTAGTCACAGATGCTAGACTAGCAAGTCCAATAAGTGATTTTAGCATTACGGTATTACAGACTTATAGTGACCAATTAGCATCATGGGAACTTGGAGAATTTGATTATATTGATTCCATTAAACCGCTACAAAATGGAGTGAGAAAGAGATTCCCACTTGCATTTGCTGGTAAGTTATTGAGTTTTGAAACTAATGATCAAGATGCAGAATCATCATTGATAAAACTGGAGAATTTACTTTTGATCTTTATCAATAATGTTCTTCAAGTTCCTGGTGAATCTTATGAATTTACAGGGGGCACATCATTTACATTTACTCAGGCACCAGAATTTGAAGATAGTATTTCAATATTCTTCTATAATGGTACAAAAGAGTCTGATAGCATTACCATAGATGTACCAGAAACATTAAAATCTGGTGATAGTGTTAAACTATCAGCATTTACTGGAATTGCATCTTCCAAAGAACAGAAAGATAGAACAATTACATTAATTGCTGCATCTGATAGTATAGAAACTAATCTTTATACTGGATTGGGTATAGATGATGATAATTTTAGAGAACTTGCATGGAAAAAACAAAAAATTGATAAAGTAATTAATGGTGAAACAATATATAAAACTAGAGATTCTTTAGAGTCTCAGATTTATCCAGTTGCAAGAATTATAAAAGATTTTACACCTGCATCTACTGAACTTTTTGTTGATGATGCAAGATTCTTTAACTACGAAGAAGATGCTTCCGCAACAATCATAGAATCTGTTGGTGGATTGATCGTATATGATACTGGATATTCAACTGGATCAATGACCGCATCAATTAATGTTACTAATACAAGAGTAACTGGACTTACTATTGTAAATGCTGGATCTGGATATGTTGGAAATACAACAACAGTTTCAATTACTCGACCAAGAAATCTTGGAGTTGGGATAGGAACTACTGCTACGGCAACAGTAACAATCACTAATGGTAGATTAACTACCCCAATTACCATAACCAATCCTGGACTAGGATATACAGTTGCACCTAAAGTTTTAGTACCAACGCCTGCTCCTTTGAAAGAAAGAGTTAGAAATATTAGTGTAATTGAAGGTTTTGCTGGAATTATTACGGGCATATCAACCACAACTGGAACGGGTGGACATTCACTAGCACTTAAATTAAATCTTAAGATTTCCAGCGGAGATTTTAGTAGTTTACAAGTTGGATATCCAATTTGCGTCACAGACACTAATGTTGGCAGAGGTGTTACTTCTGTAGATTCGGGAGATGCTTCTCCAGTTGGAGTTGGAACTACTTTCTTGAATAACATTTATTATGTTCATAGTATTACCAGAGCAGCAACTAATGCGGAGATAATTACAAATATTGGATCAAATAGTAATATTACTGGATTGACAACATCTGGATCTTTTGTAGGTAGATTCTCTTGGGGTAAATTAAGTCCTATAATAAGAGGATCTGTTGCGATTGGGGTTACGGTAAGTGGTTTAAGAGTTGATTCAGGTTTATCAACTTTCCCATCAATAGAAAGAAGAGATTATGGATTAAGAAGTACTGGATCACTCAGAAAACTTCTCGATTAAACCTAATATAAATATAGAAAAAAGCTAAGTGTATAATGGCTGCTATTGTAACGGATCAATTTAGAATTTTAAATGCAAATAATTTTGTAGATACTGTTGATAATGTCAACAATTCATATTATGTTGTTTTAGGTTTGGCAAACCCAACAAGAGTTGGTTTTGGTGGCACTCCTTCTTGGAATACAAATGTACCAAGTCCTCTTGATAACATTAATAATGTTAATCATATTGGAGATACCATTTTATTTGGAAAAAAAGTAACCAGTTTGAACGTAAGAAGACTTATAAGAAGAATTGATTGGAGCAAAGGTACAAGATATGAGATGTACAGACATGATTATGGTGTTGAAGCACCATCTCCAGTAACACAATCAACAAGATTGTATGATGCAAATTATTATGTAATGAATGAAAATTATGGTGTTTATGTTTGCATTGATAATGGATCTTCGGGAATAAACACCACTGGTAATGCTTCTCAAGATCAACCACTTTTCACAACTCTGGAACCTTCTAGAGCAGGTGAAAGTGGAGATGGATATCTTTGGAAGTATTTGTTTACAGTAGCACCTAATGATATTATTAAATTTGATTCTACAGAGTATATTTCATTACCAAATAATTGGAGTACATCAACTGATACTCAAATAGATGCTGTTAGATCTAATGGAGATTCTAGTGTAAATAATAATCAAATTAAAAAAGTTTATATTGCAAATCGAGGATCTGGATATTCTGGGGGACTGGGACAGGAAGTTGATATTCTAGGTGATGGAACTGGCGGAAAAGTAATTCTTGATGTGGTTGGTGGTGAAATCACAAATGCTACAGTTTCTGCTGGTGGAAAAGGTTATACTTTTGGAATTGTAAATTTAGCAACGATTAACTCCAATGCATCTGCAAATTTTGCAAAGTTAATTCCAATAATTCCACCATCAAAAGGACATGGATATGATTTATATAAAGAACTAGGTGCTGACAGAGTTTTAATCTATGCAAGATTTGACGATTCTACAAAAGATTTTCCTGTAGATACAAAATTTGCTCAAATAGCAGTTCTAAAAAATCCAACTTCCATTGGATCAACGTCAACATATACAGATAGTGAATTTTCTTCATTATATGCAGTGAAATTTATTTCAACTAGTGGATCGATTAATATTGGAGATATTGTATCTCAAAATGTAACTGGTGGAATCGCTAAAGGATATGTTGCCTCATATGATGAAGAAACAAAGGTTCTAAAATATTTTAGAGATAGATCATTATATTTTAACCAAACTTATTTGGATCAAACAGATTATATTGGAGTTGGAACAGCATCTAAAGTTTTAGATTTTCAATCAACTGCAACTCCATTAACAACAAATGGTGGATTTGTTGGATCAATTGATATTTCATTTACTGGAATTACAACAAATCCAACAGGTACTAAAATTATTAGTTTAGGATCTAGATTTACTAATGGTCTTGCTTCTCCTGAGATAAATAAAGGATCGGGGGATGTTCTTTATATTGACAATAGACCCGCAATTAGTAGAAATTCTCGACAAAAAGAAGACGTTAAAATCATTCTGGAATTTTAAAAATGCCACAAAAGACTAATCTAAATCTTAATCCATATTATGATGATTTTGATAAAGAGAATAACTATTATAGAGTTTTATTCAAACCTGGATTTCCAATTCAGGCAAGAGAATTAACAACTTTACAATCTATCCTTCAAGATCAAATTGAGTCTTTTGGAAGCCATATGTTTAAAGATGGCTCCATGGTTATTCCTGGTGGCATTACTTATATTTCGGATTATCATTCGATAAAAATAAACACAGAGCATCTTGGAATTCCTGTTATTTTATATGCCGATCAATTAATTGGCAAAAAACTCACAGGATCAATTACTGGTATTTCCGTAGTAGTAGACTCATATTTAACCCCAGAGGATTCAAGCGAAATTACTGATTTGACATTATTCGTCCAATATCTAAATGCTGGCGATGATAACACGATTAAGTTTTTAGATGATGGAGAAGAGTTAATAACTGAAACAGCATTTACATATGGAAATACGACATTAAATGAAGATGATACTGTAGCAACTTTAATAGCAACTGGTGCTTGTGCTATTGGTTGTGCTGCAGCTGTTGCAAATGGTGTATATTTCATCAGAGGATCTTTTGTTAATGTTTCAGCAGATAAAATTGTTTTAGATCCATATACAAATGAACCATCGTATAGAGTAGGATTAAATATTTCGGAAGAAATAACCACAATCAAAGAAGATCCAAATCTTTATGATAATGCAAGAGGATTTTCTAACTTTGCTGCACCAGGTGCAGACAGATTAAAAATTTCAACGACGTTAACTAAAAAACCACTAACGGATATTGATGATAAGAATTTCGTAGAGTTATTAAGATTAAATGGTGGATTAATTAAAAAATTACAGAATAAATCGACATATTCAATCGTTAAAGATTATTTTGCAAAGAGGACATTTGAAGAGTCGGGAAATTATGCAGTAGATAAGTTTATAGTCAATGTCACAGAATCTTTAAATGATAGACTTTCAAATGAAGGTACTTATTTACCTGGAGAAACAACACAAAACGGACTAACCCCATCAGACAATCTAATGTCTGTAAAAATTTCTCCAGGTAGAGCATACGTTAAAGGTTTTGATATAGAAAAACAAACAGATACTATTGTTGATGTAGAAAAACCAAGAACAACGGCATTGGTTCCAAGAGCACTCATTCCTTTTGAATTTGGTACATTATTAAGATTAAATAACGTTTTTGGTACTCCATTTTTTGGAATAAACAATAACAGTAACAAAGTAAAACTTTATAATCAAAGAAGAAACTCAACAACCGCTGGAAATGGAACTGAAATTGGCGAAGCAAGAGTTTATTCATTTGGATTAACGGATGACATTTATAGAACTGGTGCAACTTCCTGGGACTTGTTCTTATTTGACTTACAGACATATATAACTCTAACATTAAATCAAGCACTTAACTCGACTCAGTGCCCCGCTACATCTCTTGTAAGGGGTGTGAGTAGCGGAGCATCAGGATATGTGGTAACTGCTGCTGCAGGCACAACAATAAACCTCATACAGACCTCTGGAACCTTTATTGTAGGGGAAGCACTTATAATTAATGAAACTCAAGAATTTCCCAGAAGTGTTTCTTCCGTAACTGCTTATTCTACAGAAGATATTAAATCAGTATGGCAAGATTCTAATCCAACATTTTCGGGATTCCAAACAGATTTTGGTGGAGATGTTATTCTCCAAAGATCAAATATTCCTGGATTTATTCTAAGTGATAAGTTCCAAATTACCACTGCTGGTGCAATGACTTGCCCAGGAAAAACTTTCGGATTAGTTAAGGTTGGTTCTATTATTAGATATCAAATTGCTGGTGTTGCAACAGAAACTTTTAATAGAGTCTCTTCAATTTCAGCAGATTTAAAAACGATTACTTTAGTTGCAGTTACTGACGTAACAGATGTTTGCAGTGGAGCACTGCCAGGTTCAACAGTGAGTGGAGTTACTGCAACACTAGGTGTTCCAACAATTTTAAACAAAGAAAATCAAGGTCTATACGCAAAGTTAAGTAATAAAAATGTTGGATCAGTAAATCTATCATCATCAAATATTCAACTTAGAAGACAAATTACAGGACAATCTACCAATGCTAGTGGAACGTTAACATTAACAACATCATCAGTTGGTATCACAAGTGCATTTTTCCAATCCTTTGATGCTGACAGATATTCTGTTCACTATTCTGATGGTGCAATTGAAGATTTATCTGGTGATCAATTTACTATTTCTGGTGATGGTACCCAATTAACTGTTAATGGTCTTAGAACGTCACAATCTAATAATGTAACTATAAACGTTACTCTTGTGAAAAACTCAATGTTGGCCAAACAAAAGAGTTACATAAGATCGGGTCAACTTATTGTAAATAACTCTCAGACCGGCATTTCAACTGATAACAATGGATTGACTAAGAATTCATTTTATGGACTAAGAGTAGAGGATAAAGAAATATCTCTGAATAGACCAGATGTAGTTAAGGTTACCAAAGTATTTGAATCACTAAACAACATAAAACCAGTTTTTGATAAGTTAACTTTTATTTCTGGACTAAATCTTACAATATCTGCCATTGTTGGAGAAAGAATCATTGGATCTTCCAGTGGAGCAGTAGCACAAATTGTAGAAATACCATCATCGTCCGAAGTTAATATTGTTTATCTAACGACAGAAAAGTTTGTTATTGGTGAAACATCTACATTTGAAGAATCGGGGATTATAACCAATCTACAAAATATTACTCAAGGTTCGTACCTAGATGTGACAAATAACTTTACATTGGATAAAGGTCAAAAAGATCAATATTATGATTATTCAAAAATTGTTAGAAAAACTGACTCTATTCCATCAAGACAATTGCTAGTTGTATTTGATTATTATCAAGTTCCGTCAGGTGATTCTGGAGATGTATTTGTAGTTTCATCTTATCCAGCAGAAAGATTCACTAAAGATGTTCCATATTTACCAGATGGAACAAGGGCAACAGATACATTGGATTTTAGACCAATGGTTTCTGTAAATACCTCTACAACTCAATCACCATTTGCTTTTGCAAGTAGAAATTTTGCTACTTCAGGAACTAACTCAGCAATCATCGTTGCTCCTGGAGAAAGTTCATTAATATCTTACAATTATTATTTGGGTAGAAAAGATCTACTTGTTTTAAATAGTCTTGGTCAATTTTCAGTTGTGCAGGGGGTTCCAGCGTTAGATCCAAAACTTCCTACAAATGTTGAAGGAGCTATGGATATAGCAACTATAGAATTACCACCATATCTGTATAACACTTCAGATGCGAGTATTATTCTCGTTGATAATAGACGTTACACAATGAGAGATATTGGTAAACTGGAAGATAGAATTAAAAATCTAGAAATAACAACATCATTAAGTTTACTGGAGTTAAATACAAAATCTTTACAAATCCAAGATGCTGATGGTTTAAGTAGATTTAAAACTGGATTTTTTGTCGATGATTTTAAAGACAATTCATTCATTGAGTTAAGTGATCCAGATGCAGAAGCAGTAATTGATACAGTTAATCAAGAGTTAGTTCCAGCAATACAGAATTTTTCAATTACACCAGAATTAGCACTTGCAACTGGAACTGACTATAGTACAGCAGATTTTAATGCAGATTTAAATCTTTTAGAATCAACTGTTAAGAAAACTGGAGATATTATCACTTTAAATTACACTGAAGTTGGATGGATTGAACAGCCACTTGCTTCTAGGGTAGAGAATGTAAATCCATTCAATATGATTGAATTCAATGGTGGAATTACCTTGCATCCACCAACAGATAACTGGGTTAGAGATGTTTTTGTTGATGGTGGTACCAGAACAATTACTGGTTCTTATGATGGAACATATATTGAGACAATTAAGACTAGTAGTTATCCAGATACCCATTTAAGATCTAGAAATGTTGGATTCGCAGCAGGTGGACTAAAACCATTAACAAGATACTATCCATTCTTTGATGGATCTAGTGGAGTTGATATTGTTCCCAAATTAATAGAAATCTCTATGATTTCTGGTGTATTCAGCAGTGGAGAAGTAGTTAAAGGTTATTTGGGATCTGATACTATAGTCACTTTTAGACTAGCAGCACCCAACCATAAATTAGGTGATATTAATAATCCAAATTCCTGGCAAACTGTATTCACATTAAACCCATATAATAAGTCATTAACTTTACCATCAAACTACACTTCATCTTCAACAGTTCTAAACGTTGATATTAGATCTTTAGTACAAGAAGTTCAAGGTAGATTTTTTGGTAGAATTGCAAGAGACTGCATATTAGTTGGTGAAAGTAGCGGTGCTCAAGCAAGAGTTACTGACATTCGCTTGATCACAGATACCTGGGGTGATGTTGGAGGGGCATTATTCTTTAGAAACCCTCTTACAACACCACCACCATCAGTTCGTTTCCAAGTAGGAACCAGAGCATTTAAGTTAACTTCTAGTTCAAGTAATTCTCAAAACGTTACTGGTAGTTTGCTAATTAGTGCGGCAGAAACTACTTATAGCGCAAGTGGAGTTGTAGACGTATATACTCAAACTTTAGTTACCGTTAGAAAACCACCCCCACCTCCACCACCACCACGTAGAGGAGGTAAGGACCCTCTCGCACAATCATTCACAGTAGATGAAACTGGAGCTTTCTTAACTTCAGTAGATCTATTCTTTGCCAGCAAAGATGATAGTGAGAAAGTATTTGTTGAGCTTAGAACAGTTGAACTAGGAACCCCAACAAATACGATGGTCCAAGATTTCTGCAGAGTTCCATTAGAACCAACACAGGTTAATGTTTCATCAAATGCAGAAGTTGCAACTAATGTAAAGTTCCAATCCCCAATTTATCTGGAACCAAATAGAGAATACGCGATTGTTGTTTTAGCACCAACTTCAAATAATTATGAATGTTGGATTGCGAGAATGGGTGAAAAGACAGTTAACACTCAATCATTACCAAACGCAGAAAGTGTTCTTGTAACAAAACAATACATTGGTGGAAGTTTGTTTAAATCACAGAATGGAACAATATGGACTGCTAATCAGTTTGAAGATATGAAATTTAAATTATATAAAGCAAATTTTGTTAATAAGACTGGAACAGTTTATTTCTATAATCCAACTATCAGTGATACAACTTACATCACACCTGACTTGAATTTGAATCCAATTAAAACACTTCCAAGAAAACTTAGAGTGGGTATTACTTCTGTATTATCATCACAGGCAAATTATGCCACGATGCAAGGCATCCTTAATACTGGAAGAAAAGTAAGTGAAGGTAATGCTCCAGGACCAATTGGATATATTGAACAAGTTGGAGGTTCAGTTTCTGGTTTAACTTTAACTGGAGTAGGTACTGGATTTGCAAATGGAACTTATTCCAATGTAAATTTTTATAACATTAATGGTAATGGATCTGGTGCTACAGGAGTAGTTACAGTTGCAAACAACGTTGTCTCTGCAGTATCAATAAATGTTGGAGCAGGTCAATCTGGAAATGGATATGTTGTTGGTGATGTTCTTGGAATAACAACTAGCACTCTAACTACTCCAAAAGGTGGAAAGGCGACGATAACAGTTGCTGGTTTATCAAATATTGATACATTGTATCTCTCAAATGTTGCTGGTGAAGAATTTACATCGGGTTCAGCATTAGTTTACTTTGATAATAATGTGAGAACTTCAATGGCAAATACAACAATAAGAAGTTCTTCAGTATTATCTGACTTGTATACCGGTACAACTTTTGAAGTAAGTCACCCAAATCATGGAATGACTCAAGACTCTAATAAAGTTTCAATTTCAAATATTACACCTAATACTACTCCAATAACATTAACTGCTGTAATTACACTAAACTCTACTACAGTTTCTCTTGCTAGCACTGCAGGATTTGCTACTTTTGAAGGTCAATCTTCATCGACTGGATACATTAAAGTCAATAATGAAGTTATTTTCTATAATAGTGTTAATGCAAACAATACATTAGGTATTGGAACAAGAGGTACAAATGGAACTCAGGCAAGAGATCATTCTGTAGGAGACATCGCATATAAGTATGAATTAAATGGAGTATCATTACACAGATTGAATAAATCACATAATATGGTTTCAAATGCTACATTAACTAGTCTAAAAGATACTGATAAGTATTACCTACAATTTACAAGAGCAGACAGAGGAAGTGGAGATACTCAATTGAGTTTCAATGATCAAAAATCTTTAGGTGGATCTTCTGTCAGAGCATCACAGAATTTACAATTTAATACTATTCTACCTCAATTAAATGTCATAACTCCAGGTGAAGGAACAAGAGTAAAATCTGAAATTAGAACCGTAAGCGGAACTAGTGCTGGTGGTGTAGAGACATCATTTGAAGATCAAGGATATGAGAGTCTTGAGCTAAATCAACCAAATAGTTTTAACACCCCAAGATTAGTATGTTCATCAATAAATGAGGCAGCTAGATTAGCTGCTTTACCAAGAAATAAATCATTAACTCTCGCGGTTACTTTATCTTCAAATGATAAGAATCTATCTCCTGTTCTGGACTTAGAAAATACAACTCTCATCCTACAAAGAACAAGGATTAATAATCCAATTAAAAATTATGTCTCAGATGGAAGATCTAATCAATTAACTAATGATCCACATACAGCAGCTTACATATCCAAGAAAATATCCCTAAAACAACCCGCATCATCTCTTAAAGTTTTAATAGGCGCATATCGCCCATCGACTGCTGACTTTAGAGTTCTATACAGATTATTCAGACCAGATTCTAGTGAAATTACACAATCTTATGAATTATTCCCAGGTTATGATAACCTAAGAGATAGTGATGGTGATGGATTTGGTGATACGATCATAGATCCATCATTGAATAGTGGAAGAGCAGATGCGTTTGTCGCGGCAAACCCAGTTGGTCAATATTCTGAATACCAATTCTCAATTAATGACGTTGACCCATTCACTGGATTTATTATTAAAATTGTTATGAGTAGCACAGATGAAGCAAATCCACCAAAATTCAAAGATCTTAGAGCAATTGCACTCGCGTAGGATTTAAATTATGTTAAGAGTTGAAGGACATAAAAATTTATATCGTGACCCCGAAACGGGGGCAATTGTAAATTGTGATACTGCAGAATATGCAAAATATCTTACTATAAAAAATAAAAAGAGGAGTGAAAAAGATGAGATAGAAAATCTCAAATCAGAACTTTCTGAAATTAAATCATTGTTACAGGAGTTGATCAATGGATCCAAATAAAATTACTTTAAGTAATGTCAACAAACTTTTTGAATATGAAAGGATTAGTCGAGAAATCGATGAATGTGATGATGTAGAATTACTTAAAAATATGACAAAATCGTATATAAAATTGTACATGAAGCAACAAGAAGTGTTGCTTGATCTAAATCTAGATCCATCATAAATAGTTTAAATACTTAAGTATTCAAATGTCTGCTGTTTATGTTAACAATTTAGTAATTAATACAGGAACAGACTTTGAACAAATCTTTACCTTGGCTAGTAGTTCTGGTAATAGTGCTCTAAACCTTAGTGGTTTTACCGGTGAAGCTAAATTAGGAAAACATCCTTATAGCACTAATAAAATTGGTTTTGCGGTAAGTTTTGTAGTCGTTAGTGAGGGTGTTATTTCCATAAGTTTAACTGCAAATCAAACTGCTACATTGAAAGAAGGTAGATATGTATATGATGTAGTTTTAAACGATGGAACAAAAAAAACTAAGGTCGTTGAAGGAATGGTATTTGTAAGAAAAGGAGTTACTTACTGATGCCTAGAATACCGGTACGGATAGGACAAGAAAATAGAATAAAAGTTATCACAGCTTTTGGTGCTCCTGATTTACCTATTCTTGCAATTAATGCAACAAATGTCACTGGTGGTATTGTAACCACTACAGATTTAACTGTTGATGGTCCTGCTGATTTTCTGGGAATAACAACGTTTTGGGATGATGTTTATGTTCAAAATGATTTTCAAGTAGAAGGAACATCTAGATTTATTGGTAATACTATTTTTTATGGTGGCGTTTTAGGACTTGGTAATACAAATACAGATAACATTGTATTTACTGGAGAAGTTAACTCTAATATTGTTCCAAACTTAGATAATACATATGATTTGGGATCACCATCTCAAAGATGGAAATCATTACATGTTGATAATCTAGCACTAACTGGCATTACAACTGTACAAGCAGGTGTTGGAAATACTTATGGAATTGCATACTTTGGACCAAACGCAGAAATAGTAGCAACTGCAACTCCTTCTGTTGGTATCCAAACAACTAATTTACTATTAACAACCAATGAAAGTAACATTCCAGTTTGGACTGATAGTATAGATGGAGGATTTTACTGATGGCACAAGCATCTACAAGACAAGGATTAATTGATTATTGCCTAAGGCAACTTGGAGCACCAGTTTTAGAAATCAACGTTGCTGATGAACAAATAGATGATTTAGTTGATGATGCTTTGCAGTATTTCCATGAGCGCCACTTTGATGGTGTGGAGAAAATGTATTTGAAGTACAAAATAACTCAAGCAGATTTAGATAGGGGAAGAGCAAAGGCGAGTCATCAAATTATATTCAAGTTCCAGACTCAGTTATTGGAGTTGAAAAAGTTTTTAAATTTGATACGAGTTCAATTTCTGCTGGAATGTTTAGTATTAAATATCAACTATTCTTAAACGATCTTTACTACTTCAATTCTGTTGAATTATTGCAGTATGCAATGGTAAAGAGTTATCTTGAAGATATTGATTTTCTGCTAAGTACAGACAAGCAAATAAGATTTAATAAAAGGCAAAATAGATTGTACTTAGACATCGATTGGGGTGCAAAATCCAAAGATACTTGGATTGTTCTTGAGTGCTATAGAATATTAGATCCAAATAACTTCACTAAAGTTTATAATGATAGTTTCTTAAAAAAATATCTAACAGCTTTAATTAAAAAGCAATGGGGACAAAATCTAATTAAATTTAGGGGAGTTAAACTTCCTGGTGGTATAGAACTAAATGGGAGAGAACTCTATGATGATGCTGAGAGAGAACTTTTAGACTTGAAGCAAAGAATGGCGCTAGAGTACGAATTACCACCTCTAGATATGATAGGATGATATTATGGCATTAAATCCATTTTTTAGTCAAGGATTATCTTCTGAACAAAATCTTGTCCAAGATCTAATAAACGAGCAGTTGAAGATCTATGGTATTGATGTGATGTATATCCCAAGAAAAATGATTAGAACTGATAAAGTTCTAAGAGAAGTTCAATCATCGAAGTTTGATGATAACTTCATTATTGAAGCATATGTCAATAATTATGAAGGATATGCTGGTGCTGGAGATATCATGACTAAATTTGGAGTTTCTTTGAGAGATGAGGTTACTTTAACTATCTCGAAAGAAAGATTTGAAGAATTTATTGGTCCCATTATGGCATCAATATATAATCCAAATTTATTATACAATGACGAAGATGAAGAATTGGTAGTAAGACCTAGAGAAGGTGATTTAATATATTTTCCACTCGGACAAAGATTGTTCGAAGTTAAGTTTGTTGAGCATGAAAAACCATTTTATCAACTTGGTAAAACATACGTTTATGAAGTAATATGCGAACTCTTTGAATATGAAGATGAAATTATGGATACCTCTGTAGCAGAAGTTGATGAATTGATCAAAGATGTTACCACAACATTGTATCTTATTGACGATGATTATGCCCAAACTGCGGTTGGAAAGGTTGGCGTGACAACTTTTGGATCTGGATATGTTCAAAAAATTGTACTACTGAATGATGGAAACGGATATATAGAACCACCATTGGTTTCTATTTCAACTTCCCCAGTTGGAGTTCCAGCAGCAAATGCAAAAGCAGTTGCAATAACGACTTCTATTGGAGACGCATATTCAATATATGAAGTTTTAATTACTAACACTGGATATGGATATACCGAACCACCAACTTTAACATTTGTGAGCGCCGCTGGAAAAGGATCTGGCGCCATAGCAACATGTATTGTTAATGATAGTGGTTTAATCGGAATATCAAGTGCATATCTTACTAATTCTGGAAAAGGTTATTTTACAATACCATCAGTTACTATATCACCAACTTTATCTGGAATAGGATCTACAAATGCAGTGATTGCAGCAAATCTTATCAATGTATTAGGAGTTTCAACTACGACCAATGTTGGAATAGTCACATTAGGCATAAGAGATGCTGGATATGGATACAATCCAGAATATGATGATCTTGGGAGATTAATTTCACCAACGATTACAATATCACCACCATCAGCAATTACAAATAATGCTGGCGTTGGAACTTATCAGTATAATGAAATTATTATTGGTGCAACATCTGGTGCTCAGGCAAGAGTTAGAGATTGGGACATAAATAGTAAACAATTATTAGTATCAATTGTATCTGGAGAATTTATTAGAGGAGAATCAATTGTAGGATCTGCATCCAGCGCATCTTGGGTTGTTAGAAAATATGATGATTTTATCACTGAAGATCCTTACGCACAAAATGATGAAATTGAAAATGAAGGTATAGATATTATTGATTTTACTCAAGATAATCCATTTGGAGTTTATTAATGTTAGGGAATTATTTTTATCACGAAATCATTAGAAAAACTATAATTGGATTCGGTACGCTGTTTAACGATATTCATATCAAGCATAAAGATGAAAATTCAAATGTTTTAAGTGAACTTAGAGTTCCATTGAATTATGGTCCAGCCCAAAAGTTCTTAGCAAGAATTACAGAACAAAAAGATTTAAATAGACCATATCAAATAACATTACCAAGAATGTCATTTGAGCACAATAGTATTACATATGATGCAACTAGAAAAACTTCTGTAACTCAAACATTTAAAGCTGTTGATGGGCAAACTCTTAAAAAAGTTTTTATGCCCGTGCCATACAATATTGGATTTGAATTAAATATTCTAGCAAAATTAAATGATGATGTTTTACAAATAATTGAGCAGATACTACCATACTTTCAACCATCATTTACAATTACAATAGATCTTGTCGATGCTATTGGAGAAAAAAGAGATATTCCTATTATCTTAGATAGCATTAGTTTCCAAGATGATTATGAAGGAGATTTTTCGACTAGAAGAGCAATAATTTATACATTACAATTTACCGCAAAAACATATTTGTTTGGAGCTATTGCAGAAACTGCGGAAGGACTTATCAAAAAAGTCCAAGTCGATATGGCAACGAGTACAAATATTGCAAGTGCAAAGAGAGAAGTAAGATATACAGCAACACCAAAAGCACTTAAAGATTATAATAATGATGGGCAAATTACTCCAGCAGATGACCCATTTGTAGAACCAGATGATGATTTTGGATTTAATGAAGAATGGCAAGATTTTACAGATTCGAAGACTTATAGCCCAACATTGCAGACGGATATTTAAGGAATTGTTATGAGTGACACTTTTGATAAAATCAGTCAATCCCTGAATGTAGAAACTGAGATTGTAAAAGCAGAGGATACTAGTATTGCAAATGTATCCCACACTAATAATGATATACAAAAAGATTATGAGTATACTCGTGCCAATTTATATTCTTTGATCGAAAAAGGTCAAGAAGCTATCAATGGTATAATGGAACTTGCTGGTGAGGGTGGTAGTCCTAGAGCATATGAAGTTGCGGGACAACTTATCAAAAATGTCGCTGATACTACAGATAAATTGATTGATCTTCAGAAAAAACTGAAGGAAGTTGAAGAAGATTCTCCAAAGACTACCAACAATGTTACTAACAATGCATTGTTTGTTGGATCAACTGCAGAGTTATCAAAACTACTCAAACAAGGTTTTCTAAATAATAAAGAGTAATTCGATTAATATTGTGCATAAATTAAAGTCTCACAAAACAGTTGAGCAGATTGCAAAGAAGCATCGTCTTGATGTTTCTTTCATTCAAAAGCAACTGGATATGGGAGAACCAATTGAGCACGAACATACTAAAGATCATGAACTTGCAAAAGATATTGCCCTTCAACATTTAGATGAAATTCCAGATTATTACACTCGTTTAAAAAAAATGGAAGCATCCGCAAAAAAAGAACATAAAAAATTTAAAGATGTAAAGATGAATGAGGAGGGTCTTCGTGATTGGTTTGGCAAATCTAAATCAAAAGATGGAAAACCAGGTTGGGTAAATGTTGTGACTGGTGGGACATGTGCAAGTGATGAACCGGAAGAAGGAACTCCTAAATGCGTTTCATCAGCAAAAAGAGCAAGCATGTCAAAAGCAGAAAGACTTTCGGCAGCAAGAAGAAAAAAATCAGCAGATCCAGGTCAACAACAAAAATCTGGTGCCGCAAAACCAACTTATGTTTCGACCGATAAACCAAAGAAAAAAATGAAAGAAGAACTTGAGTTGCAAGAAGCAGAAAAGAAGGCAAAAAAAGATGCCTGCTACAACAAGGTAAAGTCGAGATATAGTGTTTGGCCAAGTGCATATGCATCAGGAGCACTTGTCAAATGTCGTAAAGTTGGCGCTGCAAATTGGGGCAATAAATCAGAGTCAGTTGAGATGGTTAGATATTGCCCAGGATGTAAAAAGAACGAGATGCAGTCCGAATGCAAGTATGGTTCTAAGTTCTGGGAAGCATATTCACAACCAGCACAAGGTTTAACAGATAACCAAATGAAATTTAGTATTGCTCAGGTTCATCCTGCTAATGAAGAAAAAGACCATGAGTATTCCATGGCTCGTTCAGAACTTTCAACAATTATTTCAGCAGCAAAGAGATTGAAGAAAAAAGTTGGTAAAGGTGAAGGTAGTCTTGAGGCATGGGTACAATCAAAGATCACTAAAGCAGCAGATTATATTGATACCGCCGCAGATTACTTAGATAGTGGACAAGGTAAAGTTGATGAATCAACAACAATTGAAGATGCAAACGGAAATACTTTTGCACAGGTAATTGATATTGTTGGACCAAATCATATGCAACCAGTTGTTGACGAAGATTGTTGGAAAGGATACAAGCAAGTTGGAATGAAAAAGAAAGGACCAAAAATTGTTCCAAATTGCGTAAAAGAAGAATACTCAAATTGGAGAGAAGAACTTTCAGAAGATTGGCAATCAGTTAATCGTAAAGATAAAACTGATGGTCTCAGTCAGAAAGCTGTAAAAGCATACCGCCGCGAGAATCCAGGTTCAAAACTTCAGACCGCAGTAACCGAAAAGAAACCAAAAGGTAAAAGAGCAAAACGTCGTGCTTCATTTTGCCGTAGAATGAGTGGAATGAAAGAGAAACTTACTTCTGCAGAAACCGCAAGAGATTCAGATTCAAACATCAACAAAGCCCTTCGTCGTTGGAACTGTAACTAAAATGAAATCTTTTCAACAATTCTTATCAGAAAGCATCAATATCGCCGGAGATTTCAATGGAAATCTCTATATGAATGGTGGATCTCAACCAGAGCAAGCAACAGAATCTTTCCTTGCTGATGTAGTTTGGGAAGGAAAACTATATCGCATTGAAGTAGAAGGTTCTATGATGGATAAGAATGCTCTTGCAGAACAACTTCAGGGTGAATATCCTGGAGCAATCGTCCATAACATTTATCCATCACAAGCTCAAAGTTCTTTAAGAATCAAAAATTCACAAAGATATCAACCAGAAAGACTAACTTGGACTGATTAATTATGGCACAGTGGAATAAGAAAACACAAGACTTCTTAGATCAAGAGAGAAGTCTCTTTGAGGTTTTTAATATCGCAGATCATTGGGGAAACCAGACAGACTGGAGACCTCAGTTTTCTAACAACAATCGTCTCAAAGTTGCTCCGTATCAAACAGTATTCTTTAACACTTTTCAGTACGGTAAAGAGACTGATGTATGGGATGAAAGAGTAGTTGGAGTAGGAACTGCAACATTTAATGCAAATTCCAGTAATATTGTGATGCAAGTTGGTTCTACTGCTGGTAGTAAAGTTATTCGTCAAACCAAGAATGTGATGAGATACATTCCTGGTAGAAGTGCAACTCTTGCATTTGCGATTCGTCTTGATACTCCACAGGTAGGTATTCGCAGAAGATTTGGATTGTTTGATGATTATAATGGTGCATTCTTTGAGGATAATGGAGGAACATATTCTTATGTAATTCGCAGTAGTGTAACTGGAATTACTACAGAAACCAGAGTATACAGAGATGATTGGAATGGTGAGAAGTTTGATGGAAATGGTTGGACTGGAGTGACCGCAGATCCAACAAAACAACAAATGATTTCCATCAATTATGAATGGTATGGTGCAGGTATAGTACAATTTGCTTGGTTGATGAAGAATGAGACTGTTGTATCTCATACTTTTGAGAACTCAAATACAAATCCAGGAGTGTGGTGTTCTACTCCATTCTTACCAATCAGACTTGAGATAGAAAATGTAACTGGTGTTGCAGGAACTCATTACATGTATCAGGGTTCTAATTCTCTGATTCAGGAAGGAGAACCAGAAAAACTTGGAACTCTTTTGAGTATATCAAATCCCATCACAGGGACAACGATGGCAGCGGCAAATACATTTTATCCAATTATAAGTCTTCGTCTCAAATCTAATAACCTAACTGGTGTGATGCTTTTGAGATCATTACAGGCA